TCAAATGACCAGTTTTTTCCATTCTTTTCCACGCGTGTTGTTGTAGTGATCGGTCATTACTTTACTGCTATGGCCCAACAAAATTTGTGTGTCGATACCTTGCTCCCTGAATAGTCTTTCAGCCAAAGAACGTTGCTCATGGAAAGAAGGGGGAGCACCTTTGCTTGACCAGTCGTAGTCAACTGAGTCACGTGCTTTTCTGAACGCACCAGTTAGAGATGCTGGTTTTACCATTCCTCCTCTTTTGCCTTTCCCTTTATCGTGGTGATGATGTAGTAAATACGGGCTAAGTATCCTGTCCCGGCATTGAGCGATTACATCTTCAAGAGAAATGTTTATCTTGTTACAACGTAACTTTAAAGGTATCGCGATTTTGGCACCTGTTTTACTTTGTTCAACGAAGAGGTGACCATCTCTGACATCTGAAAATCTCATATTACAAATATCGGCCAACCGCTGCCCTGTGATGATGGCCAGCAGCATTCCTTTCTGCAGAAAGTAATTATCTTTTTCGGCTGCCTGATAGATCATTAGCCATTCTTCGAACGTCAGTCGTTGTCTGGATACACGGACCTGCGGTTTTTTTGTAGCGTCTGCTGGATTAAATCCTGCCGGTACTTCTCCTACCTGCTGTGCTTCTTTAAAAACATCCGATAGCACCTTGCGTACAATTTGTGCCATCCGTAGTTGGCCTTTATTCTTGTAGTCCTCGAGGATCCCAACTATATCCTTAACTGTTATGCTGTCGATTGACCGCATGCCAAGATGACTTTCGAAAACGTTAAGTGGGGCGTTTTTCTGCTTGAGCGTATTGAGTTTTATCTCTCCAGTTTCGTAACGCTGGTCCTGCAACTTTCGGTACCGAACAATCCATTCGCTTACCGTTGTAGAAAGCCCACATCGTTTATTAATTTCCTCTCTGATTTTAAAAGTGTGCCGCATTTGTCTTTCTGCGAGCCGGCTATTTGCTTCTACAGCTATTTCTTTAGCAACTTGCTCATCTGTTCCTAATCCATGAAATTTACCAGTTACAGGGTGCTTATACCTCCAGTACACCCTGTTGGTCCTCGAATCCAGGAAACATGACAATCCGGGAATGGTCACGTTGTGTTTTCGAGGTCTAGCCATCTTCTAAAATCCTTCTGAGTAATGGGTGATCTTGATTTTTAATTACTGGTTCTGTTGTGAGCCCAGTAAATCGTGCATTAGCCTCAACGCGCCAGCTTTTCCCTACACGGCAAGGCAAAGGAAAGATCATCCCGTTTTTAGCGTATTTGTTGAGTGTGGACTTGCTCGGAATCGGGTCACCGAACTCTGATCTCGCCCATTCAGAGAGTAAAATCAGTCTGGACATTTTCCCCCCAGAGTATGGCCCAGTGATGGGCCACTTAGTGAATATATGAAATCAGTTTGCGGTCAGACGTTGCCAGATTGCAGAGACGTATTTGACCTGATGCCTGGCGTCAGAAAGCGCATTGTGCATGTCGCCTTCAAACGGGATGTCGAAGCGCGGGTTGATACCGACAGATTTACCCAGTTCAACCATGGTCCTTACGTCCCTGTCATTCCAGAACGGAACAGCGAAGGGGGTATCTGTTAACGCGTATGCGCGGCGAAGAATGACGTTATCAAACGAACATCCATTACCCCATAATTGAACAGTGTGGCTACCGTTAGCAGCATTTTCAGCAATAAAGTCAGCCAGAAGTTCAAGGGATTCACGCAGCCCCATGGCCTCATCAACAAGAATGGCAGAGCGGGCTTCAGATGATTGTTTCAACCACCACTGAATCGTCGACGCATCCGGTTTCATGCCAAACGACATCGATGATTCAAGACTGACAACCCGATAAAACTCGGCACCAGTATTACCAGTTGAAGGATCAAAAAATACAGCGCCGATAGAGACTATTGGGGCATCAGGACCGTTGCCCATGGTTTCCATATCAACCATCAGGTGAGTATAGAAAGCGTTCAGGGGATCCGTTTCAATATGGTGAACGGGTTCATTATTCAGGGAAGCTGACGCGTCACCAGTTGCATCAGCGCTTTTAACTGGCGAAACTGCTGTTTCGCTCTGAGACACTTCAGGATTAGCTTTGATTTCGTTGTTGTCAGTTTCTTCCATCTGCACATCGCTGGTGGCTTCCTCTATATGGGGATGATGTAACTTATCCTCGACGGCGCGCTGGCGTACCTGGTCTACGACAGAAAGCGCTGGCGCTTGCTGGTTCCCCATCAGGCCATCGATGGAGAACACGCCGTTGCCCATGTTGGCGATTTCTGGTTGTTCGACTCCTGCCTTCTGTTCAGCTGTGACTTTCTCGTTAATCTCGTTTTCCCAGCTTTTTTCTGGTACGTGACCGGCTGCCGCCAGGGTTTCTTCAGTTGGGTGCTGGTGGTCGGTTTCAGTCAGGTTTTTGTTGATGTAACGGCTCAGCAGTTCCGGGAAATGGTGAGTGTTTTCTTCTGCACTACGAATAAGCGCGAAAATAGCTGCGCGGGAATAATCCAGGATGCCAGCGCGTTTGCGCAGGGCGGCGGACCACTCTTTGAACGGACTTTCGTTTTTAGAAATGATCTCTTTTGCACGACGGAAAACGCCACCAGGAATATCGTAGATGTTGAAATCCATTGGAAGTGTGGCCAGCGCAATATCAATGTCCAGAGTATCCAGCGTGTGGACAAGTTGCGGGTTGCGATCGGTCTTATTGCCTCCACCAGCATTGGTTCCGGAGTCAGTGCGCTGAATCTGCGACACACGATTGCCCTTACACCACTCTTTAACCAGCAGCCCACGGTCAATGTGTTCAGTGTTGAACCAGGCCTTAAAGAACTGAATGACGGTGACCAGTTCAACTCGTTTTCCATCAACTGGAAAAACGGTTTTCAGCGCGCTGACAATCTTCCAGATATCGATCTCTGGCGCTTTCCTGAATGGTTCTACATTCTCGGCGGCAAGCAGCAGGTTCTGCACATAGCTGTTATCCACATCCAGTTCGAGTTCCTGAATAGTTTTCTTCTGCTCAGTATCAATATGGTAAGCATATTCTTCAGAAATAAACTGAGCTAAGAGGCGCTGGCGTAGCGGCAGAGTCGCAACGGTAATAAGCTCTGGCGTTACAGGTGGAGTGGCATGTTTATCACCCGCAACTCGTGCTTTCTTATCATTAACCCACTCCTGAACGGTAAGAGCCCGTTTTTCTGGTTCTTCAATCCATTCGGTAATAAATTGCTCAAATGAAGCAACGGTATAGACCTGCTCACGATCGAAGACTTCTTTTACAGCGCTTGCCAGCTTCCATTCGACATGAGCAGAAAGCTCTTTCACCGCTGGCACATTCGCAACGGCTTGTAACAGGTTTTGTACATAGAGATCATTTTCGTCCAGTTCCATTTGTCCGATCTGGATGTGCTGCGCTTCACTGATTTCCTTCTCTTCAGTGTCATTGACCAGGTGCGCAATCAGTCGCTGAGACAGGCGCAGGCGAGATATTGGGCGGAGCAACTCTGGTGCATCGCTGGTGGGTACATTGGCACTGGTAGTTTCAGGTTTTTGCTGGCTGGAAGTCTCCTGATTTTCATCATCAGGCCTCTGTTTCAGTTGCCACGTCTGCTGGTCTTCTGTCAGTTCGTAACGATCGCACCATGTGTCATCAAGTGTGCTTTCCTCAGGAAGATCGTCAACAACAAACCAGTTGGTGCGGACTGGTAATTGATAATCGGCACCACGACCGACGGCAATACCATTGTCTTCGAGAATATTGAGGATTTCGCGTTCTGCACGGGAATCTGATTTCGCAGAGAACCAGCAAAACAGGTTTTTTGCCTCAGTTGCTTTCGCTTTGGCTTTAATAAGATACGCATACGTTAACATTGCGTTCGGGCTCCGTAGGATTGTAAGATACCCGGCAGCTGATGATCGCCGCCTAAGGTAGTGGTTATTGGTCAAAACTCGTTCCGGAAAGCTTTGGTCGGCTGACCGGGTACTTAACCCGCCTTGCGCGGGTTTTGTGCTTTATGGGGTAGGGCATTTTCCTTGCGCCAGTTGTGCGACGGGAACCCACTCCAGAGCATTCAGCACAGGCTCAAATGAATCAGGCGTGTGAGTAACGGCGCGAACGACGTCAGCCACGCTGGGGTTTGCTTTGCTAAGGTGGTATCCGCCACCAGCGCCACGCTGGCTGGTGACGATTTCACTGCTGCGCAGCTTCGAGAAAATCTGCTCGAGGTAAGACACAGACAACTTTGATTCCTTACTGATAGATGCGATGGAAACAGGGTTGCCGTTGTAAATCCTGTTGAGGATGGCAACGACTTGAACAGATGCCACCACACGTTTCATTCCAAACTCCATAGTCACTTCCTTACTGATACTGGCAACAGCCATTGGTCAAACTCGTTATGAACGAACTGCAGTCTGTTGGTCGGCAGACGGGTCGCCCTTCTGGGCGAGCGTGTAGCAAATCAGTCGAATGATTACTTCAATGCGATTTAGATGTACGGCCTGACACCGCACTGGTTTACGTGCGAAATCGATCATGGATTTATCCTCTTGCGTTGCCCTTGTCGCCAGGCTGGCGGAACGTTGAACCTGCTGCGTGTTAATACTTGTCATCTCATCCGGTGATTCGTATGCCGCCGGCAGCTACTTCGTGGGCGTCCTGCCTAGATGACTGTCTTTGTGTTGGGAATAGTATTATCGATTGAATCGATATATGTCAAATTAAATCGATATCAATGAGTGTGAACAGCTCACCGATTAGTTTATCGGATTGATTTCGCGTGCTTTATGAAGGGTGCAGGAGTGGAGAGGTTACTCGTTACTGGGGATTATCTTTCGTTTTTTTAGGTAAGCAGTAGCTACATCATCTAGCTCTTGCAGACGCAGTTCAATCAACTTAATTATCTTTTCTCTCTCATCGTCAGTGGGCAAAAGCTCAAATTGCTCCAGTAGCTTTTGTTCTTGAGCCGACTGAGGTTGACGTTTTTTTTCTGATGTTATGGCAGGAATAGTGTCAGCTTCAGTTTCTTCAAGAAAAAACCAATAGAGTGGATAGCCTGTAGCGGACTGTAGCCTATCAAGGATGTCAGCTCTTGGAAGTATATTAGAGTTACACCAACCATTTACTGACTGGGCTTTTACTCCCAGTCTGCGTGCAAGTTCCGATTGAGAGATTCCAAGATCATGGATGGCTTTTTGTAATCGCTTTCCGAAGTTCATATTCCTAGCCCGCTCAAAAACATACATCCAATTATACAGATTTTATCTGTAGCTCAACCTATCGATATAATTTGACGATATCGAAATAATTTGATTTACTCGCATCACGTTCACTTCTCGAGACATATCAATGAAGCTCACAACACAAAAGAAAATGTTAGCCATATGCAGTCAGGCAGAACTGGGGCGCCGCCTAAATCGGCGAGCTCAAACAGTTAATGGATGGTTCAAGAAAAAGGTACCCGGCGAGCTTGTTGTTCGCGTATCCAAAGCTCTCAATTGGCAAATTACGCCACACGAATTACGACCGGATCTTTATCCAAACCCCACTGATGGTTTACCTCAAAAGGAGGCTTAATCATGCAATCAGCCATGTATCAACATCATAGCCAACGTTTAGCTATTCCGTTGAAAACGGAAAATCATTTTAAACCCCAGCGCCGTGACGGCATCCAGCACCGTGTCATATTGGCCGCCGTTCGTGAATGGGAGTCGACATTACCAGGACAGGCACAGGAACGGATCGCTCAGTTGGTGACTGAAGAGTGGGCCAAAGCAGATGGACGCGGAATTGCTGTTAATAAGCAGAATTTATTCCGGTATCTGAAAAACGAAGGGGGGTCAGAAAAGTATACGGCTTACGTTATGCAGCTGTCAGGCTCAATCATTGCTGCTATGCCAGTTCAGATTGCCAGGAAGCACGGGTTAAGTAATGCGAGCACAGAAGCGGAGCTGGTGGCAAGCGCTATCAAAGAATGCAGTGAGGCACATCATGCGAAATTAATCGGCGCTCCGTTACAGAAACTGGAGAAGGAAATTCGTGAGGCGGCAATCGCGTTGTTCAACATGTTACCTGCTGACGCGGCGGGACCACTACTGGCGAGCATAAGCGCCGTAGCGCCGCAATTGTTTTAATCGAGTTTTGACCAATGACCATTATTACTGCAACTCGCGGGGTGAAGTATGCCTAATCCTTTGGCTAAGGCCATGCCTAAGAGTAAGGCTAGTAACGAGCCTTACCGTAAGGTGAAGATCACCATGTGGGATGATCCTAAGTTTCGAGCCTTATCATCACTCCCGCCAAGTGGGCAGAGTCTGTTTATTTACCTGCTTACAGGTCCATTCACAGGGATTATTCCCGGGCTGTATAAGGCGGGAAGGGCGGCTATGGCCGAAGAATTAAACTGGGATGTCGAAGCCTTCGACTTAGCCTTAGGTGAAGCCATAGCGTTAGGTATGGTGGAGGCCGATCTTAAAGCCAGAGTTTTTTGGTTGCCTAATGCGGTGAAACATAACCCGCCAGCATCAGTAAACGTGATCAAATCCTGGGCAAGATCGTTTGAATTACTGCCTGAATGTTCACTGAAAGATAAAGCATATGAGGCTCTCAAAGCCGCTTGCTACGGGGTTTCTGACGCTATGGGGATGGCTTTTGATAAGGCTTTCGCCTTGCCTAAGGATAAGGCTAAGTCTTTGGCTAAACCTTTGCCATCAGGTATCCAGAAAGCAGTTAGCAGTAAACAGATCTTAAACCCCTCTCTTAACGCGGGTGCGATGAAAAATTCGAATGGGGAGGAACTGCCATCCCCGGCCATGCCCCGATACCTGGACGGTGTTGATGAACCGATCGGGAAATTCAGCATGGCAGATAGCTGGCTTCCCTCCAGAGACTTCCGACAGCGCGCCGCATCGTGGGGTATCTCCCTACCTGAACCAGATTACCTTCTGACTGAACTCGCAGAATTCACCGCGTACTGGGAGTCGGAAGGGAAAGTTTTTACGCAAATCCAGTGGGAACAAAAATTTGCCCGACATGTAGCCCGGGTGAGAACGCAGGTTAAACCAGAAACCGGAGGTAACAGTCATGTGGAAGCAGGATCAGAACCAACAGCATCCCGGGCAGTCCAGCAAATTCAGTCAGCACACGCAGAGTGGCGCCGCAGGAATGGACTTGATGGCGACGGAAACAGCCTGGCGACTGTGGCAGGTCATGGGGGAGGTGTATTCGAACCGATGGACCCAGAAGAACGGTGCGGAGCCTTCGCCTATCTGGATAGCCCAGATAGGTTCGATGACTGAACCTCAAATTCGGCTGGTCTGTCAGCAGTGCATGGAGCGCTGCGCGATGGGAAATACATGGCCGCCTGACCTGGCGGAGTTTGTTTCTCTGGTTTCAGAGAGTGGAGCGAATCCATTCGGACTGACGTCGGAGCAGGTTATGGCGGAGTACCGGCGCTGGCGCAATGAGTCATATCGGTATTCAGGTAGCGATAAATATCCATGGCCTCAGCCTGTGCTTTATCACATCTGCATCGAAATGCGCAGAACGGGCGTAGAACGACAAATGACAGAGGGGGAGCTGAAACGACTGGCGGAAAAGTTACTTACGAAGTGGTCGAAGCATGTTGGTAATGGACTAAGTGTCCCACCAATTCGACGTCAACTGGCGGCGCCGCACCATCCGGCGGGACCAACGCCAGCGCAAATACTGATGGAAGAATACAAACGCCGCAAAGCGGCAGGTTTAATTACCTAAAACGAGTATTGACCAATGACCATAGAAATCTCTCAGAAAGATCGGGTAGCGATAGTTGTGCGCCATACCCCGAACTGCGTATTACGTGATGTGTGTGAAGCGCTGGATATTCCATCCGGTACCGCAGGTAAGTTTCTGCGCGCGTTGACTGTTAGCGGCACAGTCCTGAGTACTCACAACGGAACTCAGTATGTTTATAACATCGCTCCGGATGCAGAAATACCTGACGTAAAACTGCCCTTCATGGAAGAGAAAAGCGATCCGGTTGAAACGCAATTAGCGGAGAAACTGGCGAAAGACCTTAAGTCCCGGGGACTCTGGCGGCGCGCGGCAAAGGTATATACCGACATGTTAGACATTGCCCGCAGTTCAGCTGAAGTGGCACGTATAGCGAAGCAACGTAATGAATGCCTGCGTATGGCCCGGAGATGATCAGCATGCCAAGACCAAATACACCAGAAGAGCAGGCGGCACTTATCCGGGTGATCATCGAAGAGGTAAAAATCCGCGGTCGTTTAACCGTTAGCGAGGCATCACAGATGTTGTCGCTGCATCGTCAGACTGCTGAGAAGTATTTCCGCGTAGCAGCCGAACGCGGCGAACTCATTCGTTACGGTCGTCTTGGTTTGTTCAGGGACCAGAAAGCTGTGATTGATTTCGATCTCCAGCGATTCTCATACGGTTCGAGTAAGCCTGTGATTGAGTTACCAGCCGATTTTCGGGGAAGTGCAGTTATGCGCCGGGTTATTGAAATCGTGGGGAGGATGCCAGCATGACAACTAACAACCACCCGGCGAAAGGTCCTGTTTCACTCGATCGCCTGCACCAGATACGCGAAACACTCAGCAAAGCAGCAGCACAAAGCGACGGCGGTAATCTCGGCTACGCAATGGCTGATGCTGTGAAAGTGATTGATGAGGTGCTGGAATTTCGCATATCCAGTAACAAACATTGCGGTTATGCGCGGGGTTATAGCTGTAGTGGAGAAGATGTCATTATGAATTCAGTATAAATGATAATGATTATTATTTGTTGATCTGTTGGAAGTTGAGGTGTACATTTTAACTGTATGCATATACACCTGTGTATGCATACAGTATTTTTTATTGTTTATGATAAAAGGAGCTTATGATGGCTGATTATAAAGACATTGATCCAACAGAAAAAAACATTATGGAGTCAATGGGTTATCACTGGAATGGTCACGGGTGGCAGCGTGCTTTACAGGGAAGTGGAGATGATATGATTGTAGAGGGATGGTCTGGGAGTCCTCCTAAGAGTCCGGACAACGTTACCCGCATTTGGGATCAGAAAATTGGGGAGATGAATAAACCTAAAAGTCCGTTTGATGAGGATGAAGATTTTATCGTACCAATGTCTGAGGGGATGAAAGGGATCTATCGCGAAGAGAGTGATAATAAGATCAAGTATGCAACCACTCTTGAGGCAGATCTCGAAAAAAAACTGCAACAGCTTAATCATGATGTTGCAACTTTTGAAAAGCAAGTTAATGAATTTTCGGGGCATGTTTCAGAATTTGAATTGGCGAAGATGCAGCTGGCTTTGAGTAAAGTCAAATATGAGCGTGATAATTCAGCCCTTCTGAAAACAGAAGCATCTAAAAGACGAGCACGTGAACAATACCTAAAACAAAATAATGAGCAATGGTTTCTGTCGCTGGAAAACCCCGGGCGTGTTAAGCAACAATTGAAAGTTGTCAGGGCTGAACTGAGCCGTTTGTTTGCTATTGATAAAGATATGGATATCAAAGTCGAACAGGCAAAAAAAGCACTCGCAGCAGCTAAAGAAGATGTGCAAAAAAAACAGAAAAAAGTCGATGAACTAAAATCTAAAGATGCAGAACAGATCAAAGATGCGCTTAAAGTGACTGCTGATTTTTATAATCAGCTAACCGGTAAGTTAGGTGAGCACTCTTCGAAAGTTGCAAAGGAACTGGCTGAGGCTTCAAGAGGTAAACAAATTAATGGAGTTGATGATGCTCTCAAATCCTTTGATAAATTCAGGAATAACCTGAATAAAAATACAGTCTTAAAGATCGTCAGGCTATTTCTCATGCCCTGGAGTCAATTAATCGAGCTGAAATGGCCAAGAGTTTTGGTATCTATAGCAAAGCGTTCGGATTTGTGAGTAAGAGTCTCGACCGTCTGGACGTGGCAGTTGAATTACAGAAAGCCCTCACCACTGATAACTGGCGGCCATTCTTTGTGAAAATGGAGTCGCTTGCTGCGGGTAGGGTTGCATCTGCAGTAACTGCATGGACGTTTGCTTTAATGGTCGGAACTCCTGTTGGTATCCTCGGTTTTGCAATTATAATGGCCGCTATGAGTGCTCTGGTAAATGACAGCCTTATGGAAGATATTAACAAGTTAATAGGTATCTAAGCATAATAGCCCTCTCATGATTTTGAGAGGGTTTTTACAGTTTTAATAATTAAAAAAATAAACAAACTGGAATTGCCAGTATAAAGCAGAAAAATTCAAAAAGAACGACTAAACTACCACCTGTTGGATTGATAAAAAAGTCTCTCTGCCAAAATTCTTTCTTTGAAAACAAAAGGGCACTTCTTTGAATGATGTATTTAGAAAAAGGGAATAGTAGCGAATTAATAAATATTACCAGGAGCAGTTGGAAAGTCAGATTATTGTTAGGGTCGTTTATCCAGGAGTATAAAAAAACACCAATAACTATTACGCTCCATACACTATTTTTAAGATAGTACTTGAGTGTTATTCCTGAATTCATCGAGTTTTGCTCCTGTTATCAACGATTATCCATCCGTGAGTAAGATACTAACAAGATTAAGGAAAAATTCAATAACGATAATCATTCTCATTGTCGCTTGGGTGTGTTTATGTTCGTAAATAGAGGTGTTAAACGAATAACCTATTGATATATAGGGTTTTTATTATTGTTTGTGTCAATGTTCCCCCATCAGGCAACGCTTACCATTTTTACCATTTTGTGCTGTTAAAACGTTGATCATACTATCTTTTAAGTGTACTGTATATACATACAGTAAGTGCAATGGAGGCCATTATGAAAGTTGAATTAACCATTGATAGCATGAAAGAAATTCCTAAGAGCTCGGTATCTGTACTGGCGGAAGTGTTGCTGAAAAGGTTAGAGAATCATTATGAAAACTGCAGCCTTCGTGTGCTTCGCGCTGGTTCTGATGGATTGAGTATCCCAGGTTGTGAAAAGGAAGATAAAAATAAAACAGAGATCAGCCTCCAGGAGACCTCGGAAAGTGCTGACAATTGGTTTTATTAATTATTTTGGGTGTTGCTTTAATCCCGTTTGCATGGGGGAGTTTAAGTGAAAGAAAAAATAGAATTGCCCAAAAAAGGCTACGCAGTCATCAGATGTCACGATGGGGTCATCGTTGCCAGGCTGCATTCATTTCCTGAGTGTGAGCGCGCCCTGATGTACCGTCGCGGTAGCATGGTGTCATTTATGCCTCTTCAGGATGATGAAATTATTGGCACACCTACGTTGTTTACTCAGATGCTGGAAAGGGCGGGTTATCGCGTTACCCAGAATTCTGTTACACTCCCGTCATAGGCCTGAACAACCTATACCTGCTGCGCCACAGGAGAAAAGCCCATGGCGCAAGATCAATTCAAGCAATCCCACATACTGACGTTAACTAACGCCAGCGATTTTCTTTTTGCCGCATCCAGAGGTGCGTTATGAAGAAAAGCTGGTTTCAACATACTCAACTCACCACTGAGCAGGCTGACGAACTGGAAGCCCGCTATCGCGCAAAGCAGATTAAGACCGAACGTAGTCTGGATAATGACTTCATTCACTGGACGATCAGCGCGTTCTTGCCGGAAGTATCTAAGCCTCCTCGTCAGGACAGAACCTGGCAACAACGGATCTGGAGGTGATTGTGAAAGTCTACGATATCACCCCAATGGGCAAGCCCAGAATGACGCGCGCTGACAAATGGAAAAAGCGCTCCGAGGTTCTGCGTTACCGGGCTTTCTGTGATGAAGTTCGTCTGCAGGGTGTTGAGCTGGCGGAAAGCGGTTCGCATGTCACTTTCATTCTTCCGATGCCAGCGAGCTGGAGCAAAAAGAAACGGTCTGAGTTCAACGGTAAACCACACCAGGCTAAACCTGATTTCGACAACATGATGAAAGTCCTCATGGATGCCATTTACGAAGATGACGCTCACATCTGGGATTCACGCGTCACAAAATTATGGGGAGAGAAGGGACAAATAATTATCGGGGAGATTGCAGAATGAGGGCGCTGCTGAAGCCGGTGGTTGCGCGTGAGCTTGGAATTGTGCTGCTCAAGCCGGGCAGTGAGCTGATGTCATTGTTCAGTTCTGAGCGTGTACTGGTGGAAAACCAGCCGGCAGGGATGGAACGGTTACCTACTGGCCGTGTTCCTGACGTTCGCCAGCCGCTTGCGTGTGACGAGTCCCTGAGACCGTTCTTCCTGGATGAAAAAGTTATTAAGGCTGCTGGTGGTTTGAGTGGCCTTGATTACTGGCTTATGCGTTATGGCGGCCAATGCTGTCAGTGGCCACACAGCGATTACCATTATCACGAGTTAACCACTCTGCGTCATGAACCTGGATCGGTTCTTCTGTGTGGGCATTGTGATAACCATTTGCGTGACCACTACAGCGAACAACTTGCAGAGCTGGCGAGAAGTAATGTTATTAGCTGGATTATCAACAGCATCATGGTGGCGCTGAATCAGGATCCTTCCAGAGAACTGTCGCTGGCGGAGCTATGCTGGTGGGCGGTGCGTATGGGTGTTACCGACGCAATTCCCGAATCAGTAGCCAGTCGGGCGCTTCGTATTCCTTCGGAAGATCATCAGTCAGTCATGCGTGAATGCGACATCGAACCGGGTCTAACCGCCACCAGCATCATTACAGCCAAAGCCAGCACAGTAACCGTGAACATGCTACCAGCGCAGGTGCCTGCGGTTAAGCCTGTAGTTGGTGTTCTGGTCGATCCTGAGTCCCCGCAAACCTATATGAAACGTCCAAAGCGTATCCGTTGGACGGCCCCACGATATCTGGAATGGATTAAAACACAGCCCTGCGAATGCTGCGGTAAACCATCAGATGATCCACACCATTTAATCGGCTGGGGGCAGGGAGGGATGGCAACGAAGGCGCATGATATTTTCGCGATCCCTTTGTGTCGTCAGTGCCATACAGAACTACATAACGATCCGGTGAAGTTTGAGCGAAAGCATGTACCTCAGCCGGTAATGATTATCAGAGTGCTGGACCGGGCTTATGGGCTCGGTGTTCTGGCGTAAAATAAGGAAATAATATGCGTGACATCAAGATGATTCTTGAACGTTGGGGGGATGGGCCGCTAGTGATACTTCTGGTGTGGACTATTCTCATATAGCAGCAGGTTTTAAGGGTCTTTTGCCTATAACAAGCAAAACCAGAACAGCTTGTACAGACGATGATGCTCTTATCATTGAGAGTTGTTTAGGAAGATTGAAGAAACGGAAGCCATATGAGCACTCTCTACTAGTTGCTCATTATCTTTATGGCGTTTCGAAACGAAAAATAGCTAAAATTTGCAAGAAAGATGAAAAAATAATTCGTATTGAGATACAAATGGCTGAAGGGTTTATTGAGGGATGTCTGTCGATGCTGAATGTTACTCTGGAAATGGACGCCGAAGTGAGTATTCAAAATAATCAAAAAAGTCCTGGTGCGGTCCGCATTTTTTAGTATAACGTGTTAAGAGTGGTCACTTAGACACGAACTTAAATATTACAGAACCTCGCCAACTGGCGGGGTTTTTGCTTTCTGGTGATGCCGTGGGTGGTTTTATAAAAAATAGGTTACTTTTCGTCCATTGTTTCTACACAATCTTTGAAGTTTCTTAAAAACCCCTGACATTAATAACCGTTTCTTTCTGGATAATCTATTTTGATTTTACACAAACGGAGGGTTATCTCATGACATATCGTTCTTTTTTGTTGCCTGCTGCATTTTTCATTTTTTTCTCAAATTCAGCATTTTCGACAGAGATACCGCAGGTCATTGACGTAAGGTCAGCGCATGATCTGGAGAAAATAGGTTTAGTTTCTATCAGGGGAGTTGGCGGGAGCCTGGACGATGCTGTTGCTGAATTGCAGGAGAAGGCGGCACAACTGGGAGCCGGTAAGGTAAGGATAGTGTCGCTTGATACACCAGGCGACTCAAGTTTGTGGCGAGGGAACGCGGTCGCTTATCGTTAAACTGGATGTAGCGATATGACAGAAGTATTTGCTAGGTACTACGTATTAGTATTTCTGTCATATCGTCGTATAGCGTTGAGACTAGAATTGTCTGATATTAAATTTCTGGTGTAGTGAATCCCCCTGTGCGGAGGGACTAAAGTGACATGAATACTCTTTGCTGTTCAGTATTGAAGCAACTGAGACGTTAGCGAGTCATGGTTTGTCAGCGAAAGACTTACCAGGAGGCCCCCGGCACCACATTAACAATAACTATGAACTATCCACTTTTTACCTGTTCGTCCGAGCTGGTTTTTTTACCAAAAAAAGCCCACATCAAAGAACCGGCTAACATAGGGAACGTGCATCACACGAAATAGGGAGCTCAGGCATCTTTAATTTGCCTGAATGAGGAAGGTAATCATTATCATCAAAAGGTAACTCACTGGTTATTATCAGGTTTAAAGGCCACGCATTTGCGTGGCCTTTTTCGTATTCAGGCTCATGGGAATCACTGACTACATCTTTGTTGAAAATATAGCCCATGAAGCCTGACTTCATTAACTAACAAAACCCCTAAAGGAGTCTTTATGTCCATTGTCAACGCACCGATTGAAGGCGCAGTAATGATTGGCGGTACCGTAGGTAACGGAGGTATTGCTTTTTCTGATGGTTTTCTGCGTGTAGTGGGGAAATCATCTCCTGTACGCATCGCTCATTGTGGTAACAACGCAACGGTTTACGACGATGTAATTCGTGCTGATGGCGAGCCGGGAGCAGAGCAGGGTTATTACATGCCAGGAAGTGATGGCATCATCAGTATCACCGGTTACGAAAGTAAAATTTGGGCCGGTAATATGTCACGTACAAGTGCCTTGGGTGACAATTCAGAAATTGAACTCAATTACGTTACTGAACCTTCCACCCCTAATTTCGATCTGAGTGAGGCTAGAGCTTACGTTGCTGGTTATGCTTCCCGGATTTTTGCTCGCAATTACGTCAAAAGTAGTGTGCTGATTGCATCTGGTGAAAAAAGCCTGCTTCATGATGAAGGTATCGATAACACCCTCGTCTGTACCGGAAATGAAGGGGATATCACTGCAGGTGAAAACTCGATGGTTGTTGTCACCAGTAACAAATGTAATTTCAGTTTTGGTCCCGGCTCGACAGCAGTTTTTTTCTGGAAAGACGGTAATGAAAGGAAAGTAACGATTGTGCGCGAGGGTGATAATGGCATTTCTGCAGATACACCGTACTTTTTCGAAAATGGTAATGTCCAGATAGGTTAATAACCTTTAGCAAAAGGCATCATACTGATGCCTTTGACTAAGTGTTTTCTTCCCTCAAATTTCAACTCCTTTTTTCACAAACAATTAATGACATCGAATGCCTCAATCCAGACATACCTGATGTTTTTATTATTTTAACAAGCTACTCCGTTTAACCGGAGGTGAGGCTATGACCAGAATGAGCACCATATACAGCAGACTTTCATATGGAACAGGAACCACGCTGACCGGCTGCGGTGTATCAGCGAAGGCATATGCCGAAACAGCCAAAACAGCAAAAGAGGTGTCCTGGATGTTGGTCGACAGAATTGCAGGGTTAAGCCTGAGCGACTGGGCAATTATTGTCGGTATCGCATGCACTGTTATCACCTGCGCAGTGAACTGGTATTACAGGAAAAAGGAAAGGGAGGACCGGCTTAATGGCAATGTCACCAAAGCTGAAGAATAAACTGAGCGCAGCGGTCGTTGGGTTAATTCTTGCCGGGGCTTCCGCACCCGTGATTCTCGATCAATTTCTGGATGAGAAAGAGGGTAACAGCCTGACGGCGTATCGTGACGGCGGAGGGCTCTGGACGATTTGCCGTGGCGCCACGATGGTTGATGGTAAGCCAGCAGTTCAGGGCATGAAGCTGTCTGCTGAGAAATGCGCTCAGGTAAACGCCATTGAGCGTGATAAGGCACTGGCGTGGGTTGACCGAAATATCAAAGTACCACTGACCGAACCACAGAAAGCGGGTATCGCGTCATTTTGCCCATACAACATCGGCCCCGGAAAATGCTTCCCGTCTACGTTCTATAAGCGCATCAATGCTGGCAACCGTAAAGGCGCATGTGATGCTATTCGCTGGTGGATTAAAGACGGTGGCCGCGATTGTCGTCTGACCAAAGGCCAGAAAAATGGCTGCTATGGGCAGGTAGAACGACGAGACCAGGAAAGCGCGCTGACGTGCTGGGGGATAGACCAGTGAACCTGCGCTATCAGTTCATTGCTATTTCGTTGCTGGTGGCCGTTGCATTCATCGCGGGTAGCGTATGGAGCAGCCGCGGTTGGGAAAAGAAGTGGGCAGAGCGTGACAGCGTGGAATCATCGCAAACAGCGAACGCGCAGACCGCAGCCCGCATGATTGAGCAAGGGCGCATAATTGCCCGTGATGAGGCTGTAAAAGATGCACAAGAACAAGCCGCTAAATCGGCTGCCACTGCTGCTGGTATGTCTGCCACTGTTAGCCAGCTGCGCACCGAAGCAACAAAGCTCGCTACCCGTCTGGATGCCGCAAAGCACACCGCAGATCTTGCCGCTACCGTCAGAAGCAAAACAGCCGGAGCCGACGCCGCAGTGCTTGCCGACATGCTTGGAAATATTGCAGCAGAAGCTACATATATTGCTTCAATCGCTGACCAACGTTACACAGCGGGAATAGCATGTGAAAGAATATATAAATCGATTCAAGAAGTAAGTGAATATACTCATAATCCACCTTAATCCTTATCAAGAAATTCAATGGGTTAATCTTGTTTTTTAGCGTTAAATTAATAATGCTACTTTTAGTTATTGGAATTGTCTGATTTGTTTTGTAAATCCAGACAATTCTGTGCTTTTTTTAAATAATTGATTTTTATGAGTTTTCAGTGAGGGTAAGGTATCTTTTGTAAATTTTTGAAAACAAGTTTTAACTTGAAATTTCGTTTTAGTATAAAGACCCTCCCTTTAAGAGGGGAATAAAATAAAACATATTAAATTGGTCTTCTAAACTAAGATTAGTTAGTTAACTCACGCTTTCGCGTGACCATATAAAATTACTAATTATAGTTATGGTTGATTACCGCCTGGGAGTGAGTTATGTCACAGAAGCATAGGTTGAGTAAGGTTTTTCTCGCGGTTATATCTGCAATTTTTAGTGTGAATGTTTATTCAACCAATGTCGTTGATGGACAAACATTAATTATTGATACACAAGTTACCGACACAAGTACCAATGTTGGATACCAAAGCGAAGGTACATTAATTGTTACCGCTGGTGGAGAATTTACAACAAACTACTTAAGTGCGGGACGTGGCGGCGGTAACGGAAAAATTGAGGTTATCAATGGTGGACTTCTAAATGTAACCCCAGCTAGTTCAGCTTACCCATTTAACATAGGGGGATCAGCAGATGGCCCTGTAGGGACTACCCCAGCATATGGTTCTTTAACTATTTCTGGTGAAGGAAGTACAGCTACATTTACCCCTACCACCACCTCCTCTTCAATACGGGTAGGATCAAGAGATGGTAGTGGTTATATCAGTATACTTGATGGTGGTAAGCTAATTGATAATGGTACTAGTACGTCATTTGGTGGAGTGTGGATTGGTGACAGTCCCATTGGCACAGGTACAACATCCGGGGCCGTTGTTGTTGACGGTGTTAATAGCGAGTTATGGAGCGCAGCTAGGATTATCGTTGGAACATATGGCTATGGAACTTTGAGCGTCACTAATGGTGGAATAGCTCATACGGCCAATAATATCAATATAGGTAATCAGGCAGAAACAATAAATTATGATAATACTTTAAAAGTATCTGGCACAGGCTCGATAGCTCAAGCAGGAACATTTATTACGATAGGATTAAATGGCAAAGGTACCGCCGTAGCTGAAAATGAAGGTGCGCTCGTTGCACCGGAAATTCGTATTGCATCAAGCGTAAATTCTATAGGCGAGCTGGCGGTGGGAGCCATTGCCGGAGAGCAAGCCGTTTCAGCAGGGAAGGTTGATGCACAAACTATTAAATTCGGTTCAGGAATTGGAGTCTTAAATTTAAATCACACCAGCAGTGATTTTATCCTTGCTTCAAATATTAGTGGTAACGGTACAGTTAATGCACTGAGTGGTGTATCAAACCTCTCTGGCGACAATTCTGCGTACCAGGGGAATTTTAATATTAATGCTCCGGCCACGCTCATTATTTCAGACCAAAAGAATATCGGGAACAACGTCGTTTCTTTAACCGACGGAACACTGGCAATCGATACCACCCAGGACTGGGACTTTACAAACACGCTGACGGGACAGGGCACATTGTCTGTGGATACCGGTGGGAATAATTTCGATTTCAACTCATCTACCCTGACGGAGGCTTTTAGCGGGGTTCTGGCACTGAAAGATACGGTTTTTTCGCTTGCAGGAACGAATACTGTGGCGCTGAGAAATATGGTACTGAATCTTGGCGCTGAGAGTGTGACAAAGGTGGGAGATGGTCAGCAAAATCTGGAAGGACTATCCTTTGGCGGCGGCACGCTGATTTTTGGTGATGTCACCCCTGGAAAAACAATAAGTGATAACACAGTTTTTACTACTGGAACTCTGGATATTTCTGGCCAGGGTACAGTGCAAATTACCACAGGTAGTGATTTCCATAATGTTTTACCCACGCCAGATGGCGCAATTCCCTTACTTGAGCAGGATGATGGCAACATCCTGGTTCAACTCGGGTCTGGTAACAGTGTTACTGGTAGTGGGGGGAATCTGACGCTAGCCGATCAGAATGGCAATATTATAAGCAACGGTGGTGCGAGCAGCGATATTACCCAGAACGGCATTGTCGTAGCACAAGGGACTTATGATTATCGACTAACAGGTGGGGATAACAACGACGGATTGTATGTCAACTACGGGCTGACGCAGGTGGAATTGCTGGGTCAGGAGAGTGATGCACTGGTGCTGGCAAGTGAAGGCCGTATTGGCAGTTCGGCAGATTTGAGTGCAAAACTGACCGGAACAGGCGATTTGGCTATCGACACCGGAGAAGGTAATACGGTCTCTTTGTCTAATTTGGGAAATGACTACACGGGGACGACGGATATCCGTAGCGGCAGACTCCTGATGCAGAATAATAACGTTCTGGGGAGTACGGCTCTGCTGCAAATGGCACAGAATACCGGTCTTGAGATGAATGGATACAGCCAAACGGTGGAACTGGTTGATATTTCGGAAGATGCGCTGGTGAGTCTAGAAGGTGGAAATCTGATCATCAACCAGGGTGGGCTGATAAATGGCGAATTGTCGGGAAGTGGATCGCTTGCACTGAACGGTGGATTCCTTGAAGTGGATGGGTCTAATGATTCGCTGAGTGCAGATGTCACTATCGCAGAGATCGCCACTGTAAACCTGAATTCGGTTCAGGGGTTGGGGACTGGTTCGCTTGATCTGGCGGGGCGGCTTAACGTGACGGATGCGGAAGGCGTGATGGCTAACGATCTGAGTAACTCCGGCACTCTGGCATTGAATGCCAGTCAGGTAAAACTTGCAGGAAATAATAGCGAGTTCAACGGGGTTTTCATGGTTGATGAGGACAGTAATCTGATGGCATCCAGCGCTGCACATTTGGGTGATGCCGCTGTCCAAAGCGAGGGGCTTTTGACTCTCTCCACCGATGAATACTGGCAACTCAATAACAGTATCACGGGAAGCGGAGATCTGCGGAAAGAGGGCATTGGCACAGTGGCGCTGGGTGTAAACAGCACGTTATACACCGGAACGACTGACATCCTGCATGGAGGGCTGACGTTTGGGGCAGGAGATAATTCCGCCACGCTGGCATCCTCGCAGGTCAATATTTTTGAAGGAGGCTCCCTTGCGGGTAATGGTACCGTCTCCGGCAGCATCAGTAATCAGGGGATCTTACAGGTTGGGGCATCTCCGGCGGAATCAGTTTCTCGCCAGGCACTGATGAGCACTTTTGCAGCAGCAAGTACAGATATACTTACAATTAACGGTAGCCTGACGAACAGTGGATTTGTAAGACTTGCCCGGGTATCCGATACCGCTCAGGCAGGCAATCAGCTTGTGATCAACGGTGACTATACAGGCAATGAGGGACATCTGATTTTTAATACTGTGTTAAATGATGATGCTTCTACCACGGACCATATGAGCGTGGCAGGAGATACCACTGGCACCACAAGTGTTAGCGTTTCCAATGCGGGGGGCTCAGGCGCGCAGACTCTGGAAGGTATTGAATTGATTAATGTGGGGGGCGTTCTGATGGTGAGTTCATTCAGGATGGACGCATAGTCGCTGGGGCTTACGATTACTCTCTGGTTCGCGGCGAGGGTTCAGCACATAACAACTGGTATCTGACCAGCATGACAGAAATGGTGGAACCCGGTGAACCGAGTGAACCAGGTACACCTGGCGGTGAATCACAACTACGTCCCGAAATGGGCAGCTATATTGCCAATAATCTGGCGGCAAACACTCTGTTTATGACCCGTTTGCATGATCGTCTTGGAGAAACTCAGTACACAGATATTCTGACCGGAGAGAGAAAAGTCACCAGCATGTGGATGCGTAATGCTGGTGGGCATACCCGTTTTAAAGACGGCAGTGGTCAGATCGGAACACAGAGTAACCGTTATATTTTGCAGATTGGCGGCGATGTGGCGCAGTGGAGTACGGATGGACTGGATCGTTGGCACCTTGGTGTTATGGGGGGATATGCTAATAGCCAGAGCCGCAGCAAATCAAACCTGACTGGGTATACTTCTCGTGGGCAGGTTAACGGTTATAGCTCGGGACTGTACGGGACCTGGTATTCAAATGATGCGGACAAAAGCGGGATGTATGTTGATACCTGGATGCTTTACAACTGGTTTGACAACACCGTGTCGGGACAGGGACAGGCAACAGAGAAATATAAATCACGTGGGATCACGGCGTCACTGGAGACCGGATACAGTCTGAAACTGGCACAGCGCAATCGTGACAGCTACTGGATTCAGCCTAAAGCACAGTTAGTATGGATGGATGTGCAGGCTGACAATCATCAGGAGCAGAACGGTACCCTGGTGAAAGACGACACGGATAGTAATCTGATGACTCGTCTGGGAATCAAAGGGTATATCAACGGTCGTAATGCAATCGATGATGATAATGACCGGACCTTTCAGCCGTTTATCGAAGTGAATTGGATCCATAACACACACAATTCCAGCGTGACGATGAACGACGTGCGTAATGAAATGCGTGGTGCGAAGAATATTGGTGAAGTGAAAGCGGGTGTGGAAGGGCAGATCACGTCGCGATTGAATCTGTGGGGTAACGTGGCTCAGCAGGTGGGTGACCAAGGATACAGTGATACGCAGGGTATGGTTGGGATTAAATATGTCTGGTAATGAGTCAGTGACAGTTCTGGATTCTCAACGACATCCTAAAGTCACTCTCAACGTGAGTATTAGCCCATGGGTTGCTGATGTTTTGAATAAAAAGAGTATATGGTACTGGAGTTTTTATTGATTGGTTTCAATGTTAAAACCATTTCCGATATTGAACGAGGGAATATTAAGACTATTTCCTCTAGGAAAATGTCTATATATAGAAAGTTAAGTATCATAAGCGATACGACTCTTTACAGAGACTTACTTGAGCAAAATGCAATAGTACTTTCAAAATTAGATATTTAATTATAAAAGAAGCCCCTCTAAGGGGCTTCTTTTATTTATAAAAAAAGAGGTAGGAGCAAGCGGGTCCTTTTCAGTGAACCGCTTTGTTACGGGGCGGCGACCGTGCTGATTCTCGCTATTTATGAATATTCTCCGCAAGTTGCCGTTTCCGTATTTCTCTCCGATTACAACAAAATTTGTATCTAACAAACAGGACAAAACCGATGCCAGCACGTGCTAAACGCCCATGCCGACACAAAGGGTGTGCGGCAATCACCAACGATGTCAGCGGATATTGTGACCAACACCGACAGCAGCATGCTGGTGACGGCTGGCGGAATTATCAGTCAGGAAAGAGCAGGCAAGAACGTGGATATGGGCGACTCTGGGAAATAAAACGAGCACGTATCCTTCAGCGTGATAAATACCTGTGTCAGAACCATCGCCGGCAGAAGATAGCGAAGAAAGCTACCAGCGTTGACCACATCATTCCAAAAGCTCATGGCGGTACTGATGATGATGCTAATCTGGAGTCGTTGTGCCGGGAATGCCACAGAGCAAAGACAGCAAGGGATCGTATTCGATGAGTTATGCCCATTATATATACTGTGTGCAGTGTGGCTATTTTTCGAACTCCTGTTCGCACAATGCGAGCAGTTGTTGTCGCCGCAATCTGAATTACGACTTTCATCTCTATTAAAGCAGACGCATGTCTGGGGGAGGGGGATCAAATCCCTGACCCCTTTCGTACTTCAGGACTGCATCCTGAAGGCCATTTTTGCACGTCATAAATAAGGATCTTTTTTCCGGTAGGTTTCACCTATTAAAAGAGGAGTTATGGCTGGTGGAATTCGATCGTCTGGAGGGGGGAGAAAACCCATCTTACCCGCCGGACAAAAAAGTAAATTAACCCGAATTGCACCTCCTACAGAGTTAATGGGGGAGGCTGCTATCAGAATGTGGAAGACTCAAAGCAAAATCCTGATCGAAAGAGGCGTATTTGAACTTGAAGATGCCCCCTTACTTTTAGCCTACTGCAATGCCTTCCATCTTATGCTTGAAGCTGAAAAATTACTGGCTTCAGGGCTGACAACTGAAAGTGAAATGGGAGGATTAAAAAAACATCCAGCAGTTAACGTCCGAAATGATTCAGTTTCCCAGATTGCCCGTCTGGGCTCACTTCTGGGGTTAGATCCGCTCAGCCGTATCAGAATGACCAGTGGCAGAAATGCTCCTGACGATGACGGGAATGAATTTGATGAGTTTGACTGATGGCTACATATCCGAACGTCAATGCAGCGAACCAGTATGCAAGAGATGTTGTTGGCGGGAAGATCCTTGCTTGTCAGTTAACTGTGCTTGCCTGTCAACGACACCTTGATGATTTGGAACGTGCGAAGGATCCTGACTGGCCTTACCGGTTTGATAAAAACAAGGCCGAGCGATTTTTGCGCTTTGCTCAGAAGATGCCTCATACGGCCGGTGAATGGGCCAGGAATAAACTACGCATAGAATTTGAGCCCTGGCAAAAGTTTGCTCTTGGTGTGCCATTTGGTTGGGTTAATAAGAAGTCCGGATTCCGCCGTTTTTCTGAAATATATATTGAGGTTCCCAGGAAAAATGGGAAGTCCGCAATTGCAGCTGCCGTTGGTAATTATATGTTTTGCGCTGATGGGGAACATGGTGCAGAAGTGTACTGTGGCGCCACTACAGAAAAACAGGCCTGGAAAGTCTTCTCTCCCGCTCTACAAATGGTAAAAAAACTCCCTGCATTGCGACAAAAATACTCAGTCAAACCCTGGGCGAAGAAAATGACCCGTCCGGATGGCGCTGTTTTTGCGCCAGTCATCGGCGATCCTGGTGACGGCGATTCCCCTTCATGTGCAATTATTGATGAATACCACGAGCACCAAACAGATGCTCTTTATACGACTATGACAACAGGAATGGGGGCAAGGGAACAACCTATCACTCTGATCATTACAACTGCGGGTTATGACATTACTTCTCCGTGTTATGAGAAACGTGCGCAGGTGGTGGAAATTCTACGCCGGAATCGGGTGGGAGAAGAAAATGAAACGATTTTCGGTATTATTTACGGTCTTGATGATGATGACGACTGGACAAAACCTGAAGCATTAATCAAAGCAAATCCAAACTTTGGCATTTCCGTAAAAGAACACTTCCTGCGCGCCAAACAATTGCTTGGAATATCTAACCCCAGCCAGACGAACAAAATTCTTACCAAGCATTTTAACCGGTGGGTAAGTGCCAAGACGGTTTTCTATGATCTGCAAAAATGGATGGCTGCAGCGGACAATAGTCTCAAGTTGTCTGATTTCGCCGATGAAGATTGCTGGTTGGGGATAGACCTTGCGTCTAAGGTTGACCTGAATGCGGTTGTACCAGTATTCAGACGGGAAGTGGATGGTATTACGCATTTCTACTGTGTCAGTCCGATGTTCTGGGTGCCTGAAGATACGGTTTACTCACCAGATCCCACATTGAAAACCACTTCTGACCGCTATCAGTCATTTGTTAAACAAGAGGTTCTGATACCGACAGAAGGTGCGGAAGTGGACTATCGGCTTATTTTTGAGTCAATCCTTCAATTACGTCAGCGTGTAAAAATCGTTCAGTGTCCTATTGATCCTTACGGTGCAACATCATTACGACACATGCTTGAAGAGGAGGGGCTGGAGCCAGTTGAGATCAGGCAAAACTTCACCAATATGAGTGACCCAATGCGTGAAATCGAGGCCGCGCTGGCATCAGGACGTTTTCATCATGACGGTAACCCTATCATGAACTGGTGCATCCAGAATGTCATCGGGCGTTATTTGCCTGGAAGCGATGATATTGTCCGCCCCGGCAAGGAGGGTAAGCAAAATAAAATTGATGGTGCTGTAGGATTACTTATGGGGATCGGACGGGCCATGCTGAACAGTACAGTAAGTAAATCGGCTTATGATGAGGAAGATATAACATGTTAATCACAGTCCTGAGTTTTATTATCGGCCTCGTTGGTGTCGGCTTATTGTCGACCGGCGCCTGGCTTATTTCACCCTCCGTCGGATTTATTACCGGCGGCTTAATTTGCCTGCTGTGGTCGTTTTTAATTGCGAGATCCATATCTACAGGATTTCACAAACCAGGGGGTGAGTAATGTTTATCCCCCAGATGTTTCGGGGTAAATCGCGATCAGGTGGTGGATTCTGGGAAACCATGCTGGGAGGTGTGAGTTCGAGTCAGAGTAAGGCTGGGATAATCATAACTCCTGAAACTGCGATGGCATTATCAGCTGTACGGGCATGTGTAACTCTTCTGGCTGAATCCGTAGCGCAACTGCCGTGTGAGCTTTACAGACGAGGTGCTAACGGAGCCCGTAAGCGAGCTACTGACCACCCCGTTTATGATCTTGTACATTCCCAGCCTAATAAAAAGGACACCTCTTTCGAGTATTTTGAGCAACAACAGGGCTTGTTAGGGCTGGAGGGCAATTGCTACTCGATCATCGACAGGGACGGGAAAGGGTATCCACGCGAATTAATCCCGGTAAACCCCAAAAAGGTCATCGTCCTGAAAGGGCCTGACGGGATGCCCTATTATGAACTCCCCGAAATTGGCGAAACGTTGCCAATGCGCATGATGCATCATGTGAAAGTATTTTCGCTCGATGGCTATATCGGCAGTTCTCCAATCCAGACAAATGCTGATGTACTTGGGTTAAACCTGGCTGTGGAAGAACATGCTGCTCAGGTTTTTCGTCGAGGTACGACGATGAGCGGTGTTATTGAGCGTCCAAAAGAAGCTGCGACAATCAAAAACCAGGATGCAATAGACAGACTGCTGGCAAAGTGGACGGACAGATATTCCGGCGTCAGGAACGCATTCTCTGTTGCATTGCTTCAGGAAGGGATGAGCTACAAGCAGTTATCTCAGGACAATGAGAAAGCGCAGCTGTTGCAGTCCCGTCAGTGGGGCGTGGAGGAAGTGTGCCGACTCTATAAAATCCCGCCTCATATGGTGCAGATGCTGGCGAAAGCCACGAATAACAACATTGAGCACCAGGGGCTGCAGTTTGTGATGTACACGCTGTTGGCCTGGCTGAAGCGTCATGAAGGCGCATTAATGCGCGATCTGCTTTTACCCAGCGAGCGCGGTGATCTGTACATTGAATTCAATGTTTCTGGCCTGCTGCGCGGGGATCAGAAGTCACGCTATGAATCTTATGCACTAGGCCGCCAGTGGGGCTGGTTATCGGTTAACGACATTCGCCGCATGGAGAACCTTCCACCCATCGCCGGAGGGGACAAATACCTGACGCCTCTGAATATGGTCGACAGTAAACAAATCTTACCTGGCGATAACACGCCAACAGCAAAACAACTGGCAGAAATCAACTCTATTCTGTCCAGAAACTGAATATCACCCGCAGCGCGGGCTGACCTGGTAAACATCATGACAAAAAATTTAATTAATCTGCCGCACCTGGCGGCTATGGTCTTTGGTGTTCCGCATTACGTGACACGACAGACAATGGATTCTGTAAAAGCTGTGCTGGTTCCCCGTATTCAGGGATTATCAGAAGAGGCTGGAATTCACATGACGCAGGCTCCTGATAACAATCAGGCGCCAGATTTGGTTCAACCAGCTGGTGGAATGGCAGTTATTCCTGTTCACGGCATTCTGGTTCCGCGTCGTGGGCAAATTACTGCAATGTGTTCTGAACTTACCAGCTATGAGCGCATACGTAGCCAGGTGCATGCTGCATTAAATGACCCTTCCATCAGTGAAATTGTGCTGGATATAAATTCTGGTGGTGGTGCGGCGGTTGGATGCAAGGAACTGGCTGATTATATTTTCCAGTCACGTCAAACTAAGCCTATTACTGCAATTGTGAACTACAGCGCCTATTCTGCGGCTTACTTTATCGCTTCGGCCTGCAGCAAAATTGTAGTCAGCCAGACCAGTGGAGTCGGCTCGATTGGAGTGATTATGGAACACCTGGATACTTCCAGGATGGAAGAGCAAATGGGGTTAACATTCACCACGATTTTTCGGGGAGATAACAAAAATAACGGTACACAACATGAGCCACTGAGTGAAGACGCTCGGGGAATGTTCCAGAGGATGATTGACGATATGTACGAGACGTTTATCACCTCTGTAGCGGAATACCGGAATCTTGCCCCTCAGACGGTGATTAACACGCAGGCCGGAATCTATTTCGGCGCTGATTCCATTTCTGCTGGTCTTGCCGATGAAGTTTCGGATCCTCAGTCTGCGATTAATGCCATTGCAGCAAAGTACAAACAACCTCAAGAAACCACTTCCATAAAGTTGCAGGCCGCCGCGATGGACCTGCAAACCAGAATGTGACCCGGCGCTAATGCGTCATTACCAGAAAGCAGCCTGTTGGCTGCTTTTTTTATGCCAAAAAGAGAGAAAACTATGCCACAGATTGAAGAATTACGTCGTCAGCGTGCGGGTATTAATGAACAGGTACAGGCCCTGGCCACGATTGAAACTACCGGTGGAACGCTGACAGCGGAGCAGTTAACCGAATTTGCCAGCCTGCAGCAGCAGTTTACAGATATCAGTGCCAAAATGGAGCGTCTGGAAGCAGCTGAACGTGCTGCAGCGCTTGTTGCCAAACCGGTTAAAGGTACACAACAGGCTCCGGGTATCAGCATTAAGGCTGAGCCAAAGCAATATACCGGCGCAGGCATGACCCGTCTGGTGATGTCGATTGCGGCAGCACAGGGTAACGTCCAGGATGCTGCTAAATTTGCAGCTGAAGAACTGAATGACCCGTCTGTCTCGATGGCCATCAACACTGCCGCCGCGTCAGGTGGCGTTCTTATTCCGCAAAACCTGCACAGCGAGGTGATCGAACTGCTGCGCGATCGCACCATCGTCCGTAAGCTGGGCGCGCGCTCCATTCCGCTGCCGAACGGCAATATGGCGCTGCCGCGTCTGGCCGGTGGTGCGACGGCGAGCTACACCGGGGAAGGCAAGGATGCGAAAACATCAGAAGCGCGCTTCGATGATGTGAAACTCACTGCGAAAACCATGATTGCAATGGTGCCTATCTCCAACCAACTGATTGGTCGTGCTGGCTACAACGTGGAGCAGCTGGTCCTGCAGGATATTCTGACCGCGATTTCTGTTCGTGAAGATAAAGCCTTTATGCGCGATGACGGTACCGGTGATACGCCTGTCGGTATGAAAGCGCGGGCAACTGAGTGGAACCGCCTGCTGCCGTGGGAAGCTGCTGCAGAGGTTAATCTGCAGACGATTGATACCTATCTCGACAACATTATCCTGATGGCTATGGACGGGAACAGCAACATGATCAGCTGCGGCTGGGGCATGTCGAACCGTACCTACATGAAACTGTTCGGTCTGCGCGACGGTAACGGTAACAAGGTCTACCCGGAAATGGCCCAGGGGATGTTGAAGGGATTTCAGATTCAGCGTACCAGCGCTATCCCGGCAAACCTCGGTGACGCTGGCAAAGAGTCGGAAATTTACTTCGCTGACTTTAATGATGTGGTTATCGGTGAAGACGGCAACATGAAGGTGTCGTTCTCACAGGAAGCCTCCTACCAGGACGGGGACGGCAATCTGGTTTCCGCGTTCTCCCGTAACCAGTCGTTGATCCGCGTGGTGACGGAGCACGATATCGGCTTCCGTCATCCGGAAGGTCTTGTACTCGGGACAAAAGTGCTGTTTTAACCGGTCCTGCACTCTGTGCGACCACGGTCGCACAGAGTAAAAAACACGTAATTGCCAGGCCCGCAGCAGCGGGTTTTTTCTTTTCAGGAGCAAAAAGATGACAACGAAAGCAGCAAAAGCAGCGGCAGCGGCGGCTGCAGCCGGGGATGTGAAAAAGCCGGATGAACTGACGCCGGAAAATACAGTGGACGGGGATGACGGTCAGAATACTGCAGCGGGTTCAGGTGATGCCGGAGTTGATCTGACCGGAAGTGAAACAAACGGGGCCACGGACCTGACGGGAGTTGAAGTGGCGCGGAAAGCGGTTTTTTTCCTGGGACCCTATCATCGTTATTCACGCGGTGATACGGCCTGTTTTGATGCTGAGTGCGCAGAAAAACTGGTTGAACGCCATATTGCGGTATGGCCAGAAGATGCGGAAAAGGCGCTGAGTCCCCGCAAGGGAGCCGATGACCATGATACTGACATTGGATGATGTGAAAACCCAGCTCCGTCTGGAGCCGGATTTCACAGAGCATGACGGCATGCTCACTAAAATGGTGGCGGCGGCGCAAAAGAGTATTGAACGTGACTACTACTGCAAACTGGTGGGAAGCGATGACGAACTGCAGGCGCTGCCGGAAGGTGTACGCGGTTTTGTGGCGGATGAAGATATCCAACTGGCCATGCAGTACCTGGTCGGGGATGCGTATCTGAATGGTTTCACTGGTCAGTGGCTGGAGACGGCTGCGGTCCGGCATCTTCTTTTCCCGTTGCAGGAGAACACCGTATGAGCCTGAAGCCGGAAGAGATGAGCTGCCGTCTTTCGATTGGGTATATGCAATCCGGCCGAGGGCCGCTGGGTGAACATCTGCCGGAACAACTGGTCACGACCGGGAAAGCCTGGGCGAAGCGCGAACTGGTGTCGGGCAGAAAGGTCCGCACACTGGATCAACAGCAGGTTGTTGAAACGTGTCTTTTTACCACTCATCCGAACCTGAATATTGATATCGACTGGAAAATAACTACGTCTGACCGGATTTATACCGTTCGTAACGTCGAACGTCTTGCGGACCGCATCATCATCACAGGGGAGGCAGACGCACGTCATGATCGAGCTGGCATTAAAGACAGCACTTGAACGCCTGACCGGGCTGGATGTTTACCCTTTGCTCCTGCCTGATGAACTGCAGGAGGGGATTACTTACCAGTGTATTTCCGATCCGGAGCTGTACGCCGGACTGCTGCGCACAGGCCTGATTGCGGGGCGCTTCCAGATAGCGATTCATCTGCTTAATGACTACACCCGTCTGTTACAGCTGGATAAAAAAATCAGCGCGGAATGGATCGCTATCGTGCATGGCCATCTGGAGGGTTTTCCCGTGCAGAATGTGGTCCGGGGGGGAATACAGCAGAGTAAAACGGTACTGACCAGCGGCAATATTCAGTACCGGCTCGTGCGGGATTTTACCTTTCACTACCGGGACGCCTCACCATGATCACTGTGGATGTAAAAGGGCTGGACGAGCTGGAGCGGCAGCTTACTGCGCTCGGTGAAAAGGTCGGCACGAAGGTGTTACGTGATGCAGGGCGTGAGGCGCTGAAAGTGGTTGAAGAAGACATGAAACAACATGCTGGCTTCGACGATGCGTCCTCTGCAGAGCATATGCGTGATTCCATCAAAATTCGCTCCTCCACCCGGAAAGGTCGCGGAAATACGGTGGTCACCCTTCGGGTTGGCCCCAGCAAAAAGCATTACATGAAAGCGCTGGCCCAGGAGTTCGGTACGGTTAAACAGGTTGCCGATCCGTTCATCCGTCCGGCACTGGATTACAACGTCCAGAAGGTTCTGCGCATTCTGACCGTAGAAATCCGCAATGGCATTCAGAACAGGTAGCAACCGCTGCCCACTATTTAAGAGAGAATCATTATGGCTGACGAAAATAACACGCCAAAATCATCCCCTGAGTACGCAATGCTTCCTGCCGGGACGGTGGTGAAGTTTGGCGAAGTAGGGGCCGCAGTGGCTGCGCTGAAACCTCTGATTAACTGTAAGGCGCTGGGCGCGACAGGTCAGACGGGAGGATTTGTCGACTGTACCACCCTGCTGGACAAGAGTAAGCAGTCGGTGTCAGACCTGCCTGAAGGTCCGGAGAAATCGCTGGGATTCATTGACGACCCGGAAAACGAAGATTTCACCGCGTTCCTCAATGCTGCAGAACAGCGTAAGACCGTTCAGTTTTATGTTGAGTTGCCGAACAAACGAACGGCTTCAATGATTCTTGCGCTTTCAGGCTGGCAGATGAACGAAATCACAGCGCCTGCCAGTGAAGTTATCCAGATTACGGTGCAGGGTAAGCAAAACAACATTAAATGGGGAATTGCCGCCCCGGCGCCAGATGCCGGCGCGTAATCCGTTTCCCGTTAAACACCGCCTCCGGGCGGTTTTTTTTCGTCTGAAAAACAGGATACATCATGTCTGAATTTAGCCTCTCCGAACTGAAAAAGGCCCTGCTCAGCGCAAAACCCTCTCCAATTAAAACCGAAATCTTCGGTACAAAGGTTTACCTTCGCCGGCTGACGGCGGCTGAGCTTATTGATCATGAAGATGCGCTCATCGAGGCACAGACCTCTGGCAATGCCCGCATGGCGTCAGAGCTGAGCGTACAGATTGTTATCGACAGTCTGGTTCAGCCTGACGGCTCCCCGATTAAAGCCAAAGACAAACCCACGGCGAAGGAGCTGCTGGCGGCACACGATAACGTTGCGCTTCTGGATGCCATCGACAAAGTGAAAAAGCACGGCATCGGTAAGCTGGAAACCGCCGAAAAAAACTGAGTGGCTCGCCCTGGCTGGAGCTGATTTTCTGGCTGGCCGACCGCTGGGGCGAGCCTGACCCGTCAAAAATTGCGGCGCTTCCGGCTGACACGCTTTTTCACTGGCGTGCTTTCTTCCTCAAACAGGGCATTTTCAAAAAGCCTTCGCCAGAAGGTTCTGACAATAACCCGCCCCCTGTTAAATCCCCCACCGCCGCCGTGAATCCGAGTCTGGATGCGCAGTGTGCGGCAGTCATAAAGGTATTAATGTAATGGGTGACGTTGCCTCTCTTGCCGTTGGGCTGCATCTGAATGCAGCGAACTTTAAATCGCAGCTGATGAGCGCCTACGGCAGCGCTGAGAGTCAGTCACGCCAGTTTAACCGCAATGCCCAGGCTGATGCGAAAAAGACGGAGGATGCCTATAAGCGTGTTTCTGCTTCGGTATCGGGGCTGGCAGGCAGGCTGGCAGGTTTTGCCGGGGCGGGTTTATCGCTGGGTACCATTATCAGCACCACGCGGCAGTACAGCCAGTCGTTGTCGGATTTGCAGGCTATCACCGGTGCCACCAGTGCGCAGATGAAACTGTACGATCAGGCGGCGCAGGAAATGGGGCGCACAACGGAATACAGCGCATCACAGGCCGCTGAGGCGATTAAGCTGATGGCTTCGGCAAAGCCTGAACTGCTGAGCACCTCTGCGGGGCTGACGGCGGCGACCAAAAGCGCGTTAACGCTGGCCCAGGCCGCTGGGACCACGCTTCCGGATGCCACCCGAACGCTGGCCCTGTCATTAAACCAGTTTGGGGCGGGAGCCAGTGAAGCCGACCGGTATATCAACGTGCTGGCTGCTGGCGCGAAATTTGGCTCGTCGGAGATAGCCGATACTGCTGCCGCGATTAAAAATGGCGGGGTGGCAGCGGCACAGGCTGGCGTGGGTTTTGAAACCCTCAATGCCGCCATACAGGTACTGGCGGAGCGCGAAGTGAAAGGCGGCGAAGCCGGGACCGCACTGCGCAACGTGATCCTGAATCTGGAGAAAGGAACGGACAAGACCCTGAAGCCTTCTGTTGCCGGGCTGAGCCAGGCGCTGGAGAATCTGGCCGGGAAAAACCTGTCAACAAAACAGGCCGTAAAGCTGTTCGGGGTGGAAAACCTCAGCGCAGCATCCATCCTGGTGCAGAACCGCGAGAAGGTTGAGTCGCTGACCGCCGCCCTGACCGGTACGCAGACCGCGCATGAGCAGGCCGAAATCAGGGTAAATAACCTGAACGGCGATCTTCTCAGCCTGACTTCGGCTTTTGAAGGTCTGATTATTAAGGTAGGACAGAGCGGAAACGGCCCGCTGCGCAGTGGTGTTCAGACCGTTACCGATGCCATTAATGGCCTGACGGATAATTTCAATACAGTAGCCAACGTTGCGCTGTATACGCTGATTCCTGTTCTGGCGACAAAACTGACGGCAGGTATCAGGGGGAACATCGGTGCCTGGGTTGAGCAGCAGCAGGCAGTCAGGGCCAGCGCGATGGCGCAGGCCGATATGGCGCGAAAAACGCTGGAAAGTACCGCTGCCACGCTGACGCAGAATAATGCAGAATTCGGGCGTTATCGGGAAATGGAGAAAAGCGCCAGGCAATTTGGCCTCAACGTGAGTTACCAGAGCGAGTTTAACCGCTTAATTCGCCAGGAAACCGAGCAGACACTGCTCTCCACCCAGGCAAAGAGCCAGCTGAATGCAGCCAATAAACAGCTTTCCGTTTCAGCCCGCGCAGCCTCTGCAGCGGTAGGTATGGCCAGAGGGGCGCTGGCACTGGTGGGCGGTCCTGTGGGCGCAGCGATGCTGGCCGGTTCGGCGCTGCTCTATTTCCATAATCAGGCGAAGAACGCCCGCCAGTCGGCGATTGACCTGAAAAATGCTGTTGTTGAAACGAATGAAGAACTCAAAAAACTGTCGCTTAACCAGCTCAACGTGAAGCAGCTGGACATTGATGAACAGTTTGAGAATCAGGTTATTCAGCGAAATAAACTGATTAAGCAAATTCAGGATGCAGACAGCCGTATCGATGTTCTTAGTGGCGTTGACATTTTTGGTCAACTTAAAGGCGTACAGAACGATAAAACCCGCTACAAAGGGGATCTGGATGCCGTTGAGCAGGGGTTAAAACTCCTCAAAGAACGGCAAAAAATAGTCAAAGAGGCCATAGAACAGGCTAAATCAGGGAAAACCGATCCCACGCCGAAGCCGGATAAACCAGGGAATGAAAAAGGGAGCGATAAACCTGATACCCCCTGGACCGGGGAAGGCGGTGATACTGGTAAGGGGAAAAAGGCGAAGGTTAACCAGTATGAGCAACTGCGGCGTGAAATCGAAGCAGCACATGCCTCGAGTCTCGGACGTATCAACCTGCAGGAGCAGGAAAGCGCCAGAAAACTCCTTAAAGCCGCCCGTGCAGACGGGGCCAGCGAGGCCGATATTCAGAAGACTTTGCTGCTGAATGCTGAAAACTATCAGAAACAGCGCCTCGAACTGGCAGAACAGTATGCGCCAGCCAGAGCAACTCTTACGAAAGAGCGTGAAGCGAGCCAGGAGCTGAAGTCGCTCCTGAATGCCCGTCTTCTGGATGAAAAGGAATACCAGACGGCGAGAATCACGCTGGCTCAAAGTACGGTGCGTGAACTGTTACAGGCACAGGCAGCGGCAATGTCTGCCCCTCTGATTGATATCGCCGGGACGGTTGATCCGCTGGCAGAACTGCGTAATCAGCTGACTGAGCGTCAGTCACTGCTGCAGGCGTTTTACCAGAATGATGCGATCAACAAAGAGCAGTACGAACTGCTGAAGCAAAAGGCGGATAAAGATTCCGCTGATGCGCAGTACCAGACGGCGGTCGAGCTGTATAAGTCGCAGGGGAATCTGAACAGTCTCGCAATCGGTCTGATGGAAACCACCCAGGAGCGAACCTCCAACATGCTGACCGGCATGCTGAACGGTACACAGACACTCCGGGACGGGATGATTGGGTTATTTTCCTCCCTGACACAGTCGGTGATTAAAAACCTTGTCGATATGGCAGCGCAGGCGCTGATCACCAACACCATCCTGAAATCCATCATGGGTATCGGCGGCAGTCTTTTTGGCGGTGCAGCCACCGCGAGCACCGGCACGGCCATCAGCAGTTTTGGCAGCAGTTTTAGTTTTAATGCGAAGGGCGGTGTTTATGACTCACCTTCATTAAGTGCCTACAGCAACGGCATCTATGACAGCCCGACCCTGTTTGCTTTTGCAAAGGGGGCTGGCGTGTTTGGTGAGGCTGGTCCGGAAGCCATTATGCCTCTGGCGAAAACGACTGACGGTACGCTGGGTGTCAGGGCGCTGGGTGACCCTGGTTCTTCTGGTGGTGGTACGAATGGGGGAATTGCTTATTCACCTGTGTATCACATTGCCATTCAGAATGACGGGCAAAACGGGGAGATAGGGCCGCAGGCATCGCAGATGCTGGTCAAAATGATCGATACGCGTGTCATGAGTATCCTGAGAACTCAGGGACGTGATGGCGGCATGCTGGCGGGAGGATAAGTGAAAACCTTTCATTGGGCACCCAGGGAGGGGATGCAGTCTTCTGTTTCCCCTTCGGTGACAACCATAAAATTTGGGGATGGCTATGAGCAACGTCGCCCGACCGGACTCAACCATCAGTTAATTAACTTCCAGCCTGTTTTCCGTATAACGTCGGACAATTCCCGCACCGCACTTGTAGCATTTCTGGCCGAGCACGGAGGATATAAAGCCTTTCTGTGGCGACCGCCAAAATACAACTGCACGATAAAAGTTGTCTGCCGGGAGTGGTCTGTTACGGACAACGTCACGTATTCCGATTTCAGCTGTAAATTTGAGCAGGTCATTGCTTAAGGATCCTTATGCAAGATATTCCTCAGAATACCCTCAACGAAACCACGAAAACCGAACAGTCGGCCCGCATTGATTTGTGGGAAATCGACCTGACGGCCTTTGGTGGCCAGCGCTACTATTTTTCAAATGAACTGAACGAGAAGGGCGAGCCGGTCACCTGGCAGGGCCGGAAGTATGACGTTTACCCGATACAGGGAACCGGGTTCGACCTAGTAGGGAAAGGAACATCTGCCCGCCCGACGCTGGCAGTGTCGAACCTGTTTGGCATGGTTACGGGACTTGCGGCAGATATGCAGAGCCTCGTCGGGGCCACGGTGGTAAGGCATGTTGTGTATGCCCGTTTTCTCGATGCAGTGAACTTTACAGGCGGCAACCCGGAAGCCGATCCGGAACAGGAAGTGGTCAGCCGCTGGGTGATTGAACAGTTGTCGGAGCTGAAATCCACCACGGCGACCTTTGTGCTGGCCACACCGACCGAAACGGACGGCAGCGTGTTTCCGGCGCGGATCATGCTGGCTGATGTCTGCAACTGGACCTACCGTTCTGAGGAGTGTGGCTATGCCGGTCCGCCTGTGGCGGATGAGTTTGACAAGCCCGCGGCAGACCCGGCAAAAGATGCCTGCAGCAAATGCCGTACTGGCTGCGAGCTGCGTAATAACCTGCCGCGCATCGGCTGCTTCCTCTCGATTAACCGTCTTTCCTGATGGATGATACACCTATGAACAAAACTATCCTGGCGCATGTCGCTGCGTGTGCGCCCGCTGAATCGTGCGGCTATGTGGTGAACACGTCTGCCGGGGTGCGGTATTTTCCCTGCCAGAATCTTTCCGCTGAACCGACAATGTATTTTCGCATGGATCCGGCTGATTACCTTCAGGCGCAGGCGGCAGGCGATATGGTGGCCCTGGTACACAGCCATCCCGATGGCCTGCCATTTCTCAGCGATGTTGATCGCCGCCTGCAGGTTCAGAGTGGCCTGCCGTGGTGGCTGGTCTGCGATGACCGGATATACAAATTTCGTTGCATGCCGTTCCTCACCGGACGGGCATTTGAGCATGGCGTGACGGACTGTTACACCCTGTTCCGCGATGCGTACCATCTGGCCGGTATTGAGATGCCGGATTTTGCGCGGAAGGAGGACTGGTGGACGCAGGGGGATAATCTGTATCTGGATAATCTGGAGGCGACCGGCTTTTACCGGGTGAATGCCGCAGAGGCACAGCCCGGAGACATTCTGATTTGTTGTTTTGGTTCATCGGTTGCCAATCATGCTGCGATTTACTGCGGCGATGGCGAGCTGCTGCACCATATTCCTGATCAGCTCAGTAAACGCGAGAGGTATACCGACAAATGGCAACGCCGCACACACTCGATATGGCGACACCGGGCATGGCACGAGTTTGCCTTCACGGGGATTTACAACGATTTGGCCGCCGCTTCAGCCTCAGTATAAAAACGGGGGCCGAGGCCATTTACGCGCTGGCCATGCAGGTTCCGGGCTTCCGGCAGAAAATGAATGATGGCTGGTATCAGATACGCATTGCAGGCCTGGATGTGAATGAAACCAGCCTGTCAGCCCGTCTGCACGAGCCGCTGCCGGACGGTGCCATTATTCATATTGTCCCACGCATGGCTGGGGCTAAATCCGGTGGTCTGTTCCAGGTGGTGCTGGGAGCAGTGGCAATAGCCGCGTCCTTTTTTACAGCAGGGGCTTCACTGGCAGCCTGGGGAGCAGCGTTATCTGCCGGTGCTATTTCGGCATCCTCGGTTCTGTTTTCTATGGGGGCGGCCATGATGCTGGGTGGTGTGGCGCAGATGCTGACGCCGCAGGCAAAAATCCCCTCGTCCCGGCAGACCGATAACGGCAAACAGAACACCTGGTTTTCGTCGCTGGACAACATGATGGCACAGGGTAATGCCCTGCCGGTGTTATACGGTGAAATGCTGGTCGGATCCCGCACGATCTCCCAGGAAATCAGCACACGGGATGAAGGTGGCGGGGGGCAGGTGGTGATCATCGGTCGCTGACTTACTGCAGCATATTTGTATTTACACAGAACCGCCTCCGGGCGGTTCTGTCGTTTCAGAGGGAACAGATTATGGGTAAGGGTGGTGGCAGCAGTAAAACACCGCATGAGGCTCCTGACGACCTGAAATCCAGTCAGATGCTGACGGTAGTTGATGCCATCTGCGAGGGGCCGATTGAAGGTCCTGTGGACGGGCTGAAGAGTGTCAGAATTAACAAAACGCCGGTCCTCGACAGCGACGGTAACGCGATGGTTCATGGTGTCACCGTGGTTTACCGCGTGGGGGAGGATGAGCAAACCGCGATGGAGGGGTTCGAAGACTCCGGCGCTGAAACCCTGCTGGGTGTGGAGGTGAAGAAGTCAGAGCCGGTAACCCGCACGATTACCACTAAAACGCTGGACCGTCTGCGCTTTACCTTTGGTGTGCAGTCGCTGGTCAGTACCAGTACCAAAGGCGATCGCAACCCGACCAGCGTACAGATGCAGATCCAGTTTCGCCGGGAAGGTAAGTGGCAGGTGGAACGGAATATCACCATTACAGGTAAAACGACCACGCAGTTTCTGGCATCTGTGGTGATTGATGATTTACCGCCCCGACCGTTTGAAGTCCGCATGCTACGCCTCACTGATGACAGTACGACAGACCTGCTGCAGAACAAAACGGTGTGGTCGGGCTATACCGAAATTATCGATGTGAAACAACGTTACCCGAATACCGCTGTTATCGGCGTAAAAGTGGACGCGGAGCAGTTTGGCAGCCAGCAGGTCACGCGAAACTATCTCCTGCGCGGGCGTATTGTGCCGGTGCCGTCAAATTACGACCCGTTAACGCGGACTTATACGGGACTCTGGGACGGGACGTTTAAACCCGCCTGGACAGATAATCCGGCCTGGTGTGTGCTGGATATGCTGACTCACCCGCGCTATGGCATGGGAAGCCGCATTGGTGTTGCCGATGTGGACAAGTGGGCGCTGTATGCCATTGCACAGTACTGCGATCAGCCTGTCCCTGACGGTTTTGGCTGGACTGAGCCGCGTATCACCTGCAATGCGTATCTGACGGAGCAGCGTAAAGCGTGGGACGTGCTGGGGGACTTTTGTTCCCTGATGCGCTGCATGCCGATCTGGAACGGCAGCGCCCTGACGTTTGTGCAGGACCGGCCCGCCGATAAAGTCTGGACCTATACACAAAGTAATGTGGTCATGCCCGCTGACGGTGCGCCGTTCATCTACAGCTTTAGCGCACTGAAAGAGCGCCACAATGCCGCCGAGGTCCGTTACACCGACCCGAATAACGGCTGGGAAACGTCCACCGAGCTGGTGGAAAACGATGCTGCCATCCGGCGCTACGGTCGCAACGTTCTGAAGATGGATGCGTTCGCCTGTACCAGCCGTGGGCAGGCGCACCGCGCCGGACTGTGGGCCATCACCACCGAATTGCTGGAAACACAGACGGTGGATTTTTCCGTAGGGGCTGAGGGGCTGCGACATGTTCCCGGCGATATCATTGAGGTATGCGACAGTGATTATGCTGGCGTGACCGTGGGCGGACGAATCCTGTCGGTCGACAGCCTTACGCGCACGCTCACGCTGGACCGTGAGGTGGAGATACCGCCAGGCGGCAATGTGGTGCTGAACCTGGTGGGCAGCGATGGCCAGCCTGTTACCGTCGCAGTTACCGCGCACCCCGCCCCGGACCGCGTGACCGTCAGCCAATTACCCGACGGCGTGGCGGAGTACAGCGTGTGGGGGCTGAAATTACCGGATCTTCGCCAGCGCCTGTTTCGCTGTGTGGCCATACGGGAGAACGATGACGGGACGTATGCCATTACCGCCGTCCAGCATGTTCCGGAGAAAGAGAGCATCGTGGACAACGGGGCGACGTTTGATCCGTTGCCCGGAACCAGTATCACAAACACGCCGCCTGCCGTGCAGCACTTGACCACAGAGATTCTGGCGGAGGACGGGCAGTATCAGGCGCGGGCGCGATGGTCAACTCCGCGTGTGGTGAAGGGGGTTAACTTCTCCCTGCGCCTGACGGTGAAAGCGGAAGATAACAACGACCGTCTGGCCAGCAGCCTGACTCTGAGCGAAACGGAGCACACCTTCCGCAACCTGTCTCCTGGGCGTTACACCCTGACGGTCCGGGCAGTGAACAGCCAGGGCCAGCAGGGCGATCCGGCCCGCACGGATTTCAGCATCGCCGCACCCGCAGTACCGTCTTATGTTGAACTGACTCCCGGCTATTTCCAGATAACCGCCACCCCGCGCCAGGCGGTATATGACCCCACAGTGCAGTATGAATTCTGGTTTACGGATACGCAGATTGCCGATATCCGCCAGGTGGAAACCGATGCGCGTTATCTCGGCACCGCGCTGTACTGGATTGCAGCAAACGCGAATATCAAACCCGGCAAGGATTATTACTTCTATATCCGGGCCGTGAACCAGGTCGGGAAATCGGCGTTCGTGGAGGATAAAGGGCAGGCCAGCAACGATGCGGCGGGTTACCTGGATTTCTTCAAAGGGGAAATCACCGAAAGCCATCTTGGGAAAGAGCTGCTGGAGAAGGTGGAGCTGACGGAAGACAACGCCAGCCGGCTGGATGAGTTTTCGAAAGAATGGCAGGACGCGAACGGCAAATGGAATGCCATGTGGGGTGTGAAGATAGAGCAGACCGAAGACGGCAGGCACTATGCGGCTGGTCTTGGGCTGAGTATGGAAGACACGGAAGAAGGTAAGCTGAGCCAGTTCCTGGTGGCGGCTGACCGTATCGCGTTTATCAATCCGGCAAATGGCAATGAAACTCCCGCCTTCGTGATGCAGGGTGACCAGATATTTATGAACGAAGTGTTTCTCAAATATCTGACAGCGCCGAGCATCACCAGCGGCGGGAACCCGCCGACTTTTATGCTGACGCCTGATGGCAGGCTGACCGCCCGTAATGCCGATATCAGCGGTAATATCAGCGCGAATTCCGGCATCCTCAAAAATGTGACGATAGCGGAAAACTGCACCATCAACGGGACAATGCGGGCAGAGAATATTGTCGGCGATATCGTTAAAGCCGTGGGGCGGGCTTTCCCCGGAAGTGCTAATTACCCGAATGGAACCCTCACGGTTCAGATACAGGATGACCACCATTTTGATCGGCAGATAATCATTCCCCCCATCACCTTTGCAGGAGGAAAGGCAAAATCAGAGACAAGCAACGATATATGGACAGACTGTGGGCTTGTGGTGAAGCACAACGGCAGAGAGATATACAACGCAGAACCCGCGATTACAGTGAGATCATTCAGTAGGGTCCTTGATATGCCAGCCGGAGGTGGAAATGTGACGCTGAGCTTCACGGTTTCATCCAGGGGGTATGGCGGCGGGGCCTGGGCTGATATCAGCAACCTGCTGGTCATGGTGGTGAAGAAGAACAGCACAGGCATCAGCATTTACTGATGCCTGAATTCCGAAACGAGCGCCTGAATGGGCGCTTTTTTATTGCTGAAAACAAGAGGTAATGGCATATGTCAGTACAAATTTCTGGCGTATTAAAAGACGGGGCGGGGAAACCGGTACAGGGCTGCGTCATCCAGTTGAATGCGAAGAAAACCAGCCCGACCGTTGTTGTGGAGGTTATCTCATCTTCTGTTACTGACGCGAACGGCCATTACAGCATTGAGGCTGAACCGGGTTATTACAGTGTGTCACTGGTGCGGGAAGGTTTTCCTCCCTCAGTGGCAGGCGACATTTACGTGGCCCCTACCGATGCGCCGGATACCCTGAATGCGTTTCTCGATGCGCCAAAGGACGCGGACCTTCGTCCGGAGGTGATGAAACGTTTTGAGGAAATGGTCAACCGCACTGCAGCGCTGTGCCAGGAGGCAGAAAAGGATCGGGAGCGTGCGGAAAACGCAGCACAGTCAGCGAAACAAAGTAAGGGTTCAGCGGCATTGTCTGCAACGGCCGCGGCAAAGTCACAGCGCCAGGCGGCACTCTCTGCAGATGCTGCTGATGCGTCAGCCAGGTCTGCTGCCGATAATGCCCGACAGACAGCGCAGGATGTTCTGGCCAGTGCTGCGGATGCTGACAGTGCGGCAAAGTCAGCACAGACAGCGACGGAGCAGGCCGGACAGGCAGAAACAGCCGCTGATACGGCACAGAAAGCGCAGCAGGAGGCAGGCGCTTCGGCACAGTCTGCAGCTGGAAGTGCCGGAAGTGCATCTGCGTCAGCACAAACAGCGGGTGAGCATGCCGGTAATGCAGCCGCATCTGAAACCTTTGCGCGTGAAAGCGCCCTTACGGCTACACAGGCTGCAGAACAGGGTAATAACAGCGCGGCAATTGCAGCACTAAGTGAACAGCATGCCAGGGAATCCAGTGACAAGGCCGCTAAATCAGAGACTGCGGCATCAGCCAGTGCAGAATCTGCATCTTCAAGTGAAGCATCAGCCCTGCAGTCAGCCGAAACGGCTGAGAACCAGAAAAATGCAGCCATTGAGAGTGCCACCCGCGCAGCACAGGCCAGAGATGATGCGCTGACTTCCAGGAATGAGGCAGTAGAAGCCGCTGAAACAGCAGCGACAGAAGCGGCAACGGAAGCAGCAGACAAAGTATCGGAGCAACTGGAAGCGATAGTTGCTGCTGATACCCAGCGCGCAGAAGCTGCGATGGATAGTGCTGAAAGTGCGGCAGCAGCCTCACAGGGCTACCGTGATGAAGCACGGGATATTGCTGAAAGTCTGAAGCCGGGAGTTGCCAGTACAACGCAAAAGGGGCTTGTGCAGTTAAGTAGCGACTACGACAGCGACAGTGAAGCCTATGCAGCGACACCGAAAGCCGTCAAAAAAGTCAAAGATCAAGCAGACCAGAAAGCACCACTGGACAGTCCGGATCTGACCGGGATTCCAACTGTCCCAACACCGCCATTAAGTGTAAGCAACAAACAGATTGCGAATACCGAGTACGTTCAGGCTGCGGTTGCTGCGCTTGTTAGCTCATCTCCTGAAGCCCTGGACACCCTGGCTGAGTTAGCTAATGCATTAAACAATGACCCAAACTTTGCAACTACAGTGCTCAATGCGTTAGCGGGTAAACAACCGTTAAATGAAATACTGACGTCGCTGGCAGGACTGTCTACCTCCGGAAGTAAATTGCCTTTTTTTAGCAGTAAAAATACCTTGATGTTGACGGACCTGACGACGACAGGGCGAGCTTTGATTGCTAAAAGCTCAATAAATGAAATTCTCATATACCTTGGTTTGGTAGAAACGATAAAACTTGCTGCCGGAGCGCTGCCAGCAAAAGGAGGTAATTTACTGGGGCAGCTTGCTTTTTTGTTTCCAGCGACCAGAGTGGAAGCCAACTGCCTAATAGCGAACGGTGACGCTAACGCTATTCTGGCTTGTCAGTACGGCTATTATCAGGACAGATTTGATCTTCATTTTTATGACGAAAAAGGTGCATGGGAATCAAATCCATTATCCATAGGGCGTAATGGACATATGACAGTCAGTGGTAATTTGTCAGGGCGTGTTGTTTTTGAAGGTGGCGTACGGGTTTATTCACCAAATAATCCCCCCTAGGCATCTATCCAGTAGGTGCTCCAATTCCCTGGCCTTCAGATACGCCACCTGCGAACCATGCCATTATGCAGGGGCAGCCGTTTGATAAATCAGCCTACCCATTACTTGCTGCAGCTTATACATCAGGCGTTATCCCTGACATGCGAGGCCAGATACTTAAGGGCAAGCCTGATGGTCGAGCGGCACTTTCGTATGAACAGGATGGTGTCATATCACATACCCACGGAGCCACTATTTCCGACACCGATTTGGGAACGAAATACACCAGTTCTTTTGATTATGGATCAAAACCAACAACTAGTTTTGACTACGGAAATAAATCCTCCACTGAGGGTGGGTGGCACGTACATAATTTCCGGTATTGCTCAACATCTGCATACCGAGATACTCCAGGGTCAGGCTTGGGGATGCACTCGTCGAATATCTCATGGTCTGCGGGAGATCGCATTGAGGGAAGCGGTAATCATGCTCATGTGACGTGGATTGGTCCTCATGACCATTGGGTGGGCATCGGTGAGCATAACCACTATGTGATTATGGGGTATCACGGACATACTGCGACCATTCATGCCACCGGGAATACAGAAAACACTGTTAAAAATATTGCGTATAACTACATTGTGAGGCTTGCATAATGACTTTTGAAATGACCGGAGAAAACCGGACAATTACTCTCTATAACTTTCGTGCAGATACAAATGAGTTTATTGGAAAATGTGATGGATTTATTCCGGCAAATACTGGTTTACCCGCTTACAGCACCAATATTGCTCCGCCGTCAGCGAAGGCCGGTTTTGTCGCTGTATTCAATTCCGAGTCAGGTATATGGTCACTTGTTGAAGACCATCGAGGGAAAAGGGTCTACGACATTCATACAGGGGAAGCCATGACAATTAACCAGCCAGGTAAGTTACCTGATGATGTTGTTTCCGTTGCACCTGAAGGACATTTTGTAAAATGGGACGGGAAAAAATGGGTTCATGACACTGAAGCGGAAAAATTGGCACAGATTACGCAGACGACCCAGCAAAAAGAAAGCCTTCTTGCTCTGGCTGCATCAAAAATCGCACCATTACAGGACGCAGTTGATCTGGATATTGCAACTGAAGCGGAAGCAGCACTTTTACTGGCGTGGAAAAAATGCCGTGTCTTGCTTAATCGAGTTGATATCTCAAAGCCGGAATGGCCTCCACTCCCGGATGTTAAGGCCAGTTGATAAGGTACCACCGCTTCGTCGTATGCAAGAACTGGCGAACATTCGATAGTGCGAGTATTGGATGGTTGAAAGTCCGTTTTGAACGAAGAGTAGAAGTTCAGAATGCTTACTTACATTGAGGTACCTTGAGTCATACTAAGCAGGTCACTGCAGTTGACTTAAATGATAATGACAAATCTCGGCTGATAACTGATAATTATTAGCTGTTAAGTAACACCAGAACGGATAATGGCAATGTGTTACTATAATAAAAATGGGGTCTTGAGGGGTTGGGGATTATACATAT